CAAATCGGCCAGACTGTTGCCGATCGCGCTGTCGTAGGCGGTGTCGATGTTGGTGTGGCCAGTGCCGCCAAGCTTTTCAAGTTCCGCCATGCCGGCCTCAAATCGACCCTGATAACCCTGGAGCCACAGGTCGCGCGTGCCAGTGTCGGTCGTGGCCGGTTGAGTACCCTGAACCGGGATGCCGAGTGCCGCAGCCAGATTCTCCTCGGCCGTTTTGCCAGGATTCCAAGCGCCGCCGGCCGCCAAGGTCAATTGGGCGAACGGCACGTCCTCACCTGATACCGTGACCAGTCCTTTCGCCCCGCCGGGAACTGTCGCTGGACGCACGGTGCCGTCCGGATTGACGACATAGTTTTGGACACCGCCCGATGTCGTGACGTTCCAGTCGTGCGCCTTCGGAGTGTCGCCTCCTCTGCCGGCGATTGTGGTATTGATACCCGCTTGGCCTTGTTCCTCCGGCGTCGTCCCGTATATCGTCCGGATTGCTTCGTCCATGTAAGTCTCAGGAACGTGTTCGGCCCACCGGTTGAACTGCGCGGCCGTTCGTTCGTTCCGGCCGAGTCCGCCCCACTCAAATTGATTGGTCTGCCAAGCCGTCGCACGCACGTCAGGGGGCAGCCAGTTGAGGTCGAAGCTGACCTGTTTCGCCTCTTCGGGCGTCAGATTGCGCAGGGCCTCACGGCTGGTAGTCGCACCGCCGAAATCGACTGCGGTGTTGGCCGGTGTCTCAGTCGCGGCAGTCGCGGCAGTCGCGGCAGTCTCGTCTCCCGGTATCGCGGCCGAGATCAACCGACTCAGTGACCCTGGTGTGATCCCACTCTGGATCGTCGGCATCTCGCCCGTCAAGAGGAAGTTCGTGATGCCGGCTAGGTTTTGCTCGGTCGCAGTCGTCGTAGTACCCATGAAGTTCAAACCGGCCGCAGTGTTCTCGTTCATAAAGTTCAGGAGGGCGCCACCGAAATCACCCCACTGACTGAAAATGTCGGCAAGTCCGGCGGTCCGCGCAGCCTCCTGTTCGGTCGCGGTTTGGTTATTCAATCCAACACCCGCCAGCTCTGTCGGGATTTGGAGCCATTGCAGGATCGAACGCGGATTGGTGAGAAAATCGCCTCCGGGAAGTCCCATGCAACTGCCTCCTGAAGAACCCATGCGGTTACTCCAATACCAATATGGCGCAGACCGACAGGCCCGCGGCATCGGGATTGCTCCCGGTTACAGTGATCGACACGCCAATCGCATCTCCCCGATCCACATGGTAATTCGCCGTCTTGATCGCGACGGCACTGTTCTCCTGCCAACTCGTCGAGACCTGAATGCCCCTGTCGGCACTGGCGCCATCGCCGTTCGTCGAGACGACAGACCCGCCGACCGTTGGGTTGACGTAAGGGTTCGTCCCGGCCCCCGTCGCATTCGTGCGGTGTTTCACCGCAAAGGTCACAAGACTGGCCGCCTGGCCCAGCCAGATGACCTCATTGTCCGTCACCACTGCCGCTGCGCCGGCATCGTAGTCGCCGACTTTGTGCAACTCGACCGTGACGGCGCCTCGTAGGGGTGCGTAGTAGAGTGCTGTCAGGGCGTAACTGCTGCTGAGTGGCGCACCGACGAGCCCCACGTAATCTGCGCTAGCGTACAGGACCATGCCGTAGTAGGTGACACTGTTGTACACGTACTTCAACGGCACGCCGGGTAAGAAGATGGAACTTAGGTCGGTTGGCGTTGCGATGACGTTCAAACCTCGACAGCGCCAGGTGATCTCGTCATCAATGGTGTCGAATCCCAGGGTCGTGGACCATGTTGGTTCCGTCGCCGCATCGGTCTTGAAAGTGCCGGTGCGCGCCACGCACTGATAGAAGAATCCATTAGCGGCGGTGGGACGAACAAACGAATTGAGGGTCGTCACGGTATCGGCGACCCAGGTCGGAACGACTGTGAAGGCAGTGGCCGCGTAACTGTAATTCGCCGGTTGAGCGGTGTAGTCGGTCGTATAGAGGCGCACCCAACCGAGGGATGCACCTAACACGGCGGCGTTCATCTTCTTGTCCTGATCGACCGTGGCGGTCTCGTGCGTCCGCAACAGGTGAACCAGGTCGTCCTGATACAGATATGTGGCAGCCGCCAGATCATCCATTGTGCGCATATCAGGACTCCGGTACGTTCTTGTACTGATCGACGGTTTCGCTGGTAACGCGCCGCGCTTCGGGCGGCAACCACTGCATCAGACCGGATCGGATCAGTTCATTTATACGGGTTGCCTCGGCCTGCGCGACGCCGCTAGCGCCAAGTCGCATGGGTCGGCAGTCTGCTAGTAGCAGGGGCGCCCCCTGGGCGTCGCCCAGATATTCGGTATCGGTCGGTTGCGCGCCGAGGAGTAACGGATCGCCAGCCTCAAGTGTAACGGTATTGCCGTCGGCGTAGGTCAGGTAGGGAAGTGGATCGGTGGGCGGAACGGCGCTTGCAGCCGCGGCCGCAGTAATCGCGTCATTGAGGCGAAATGCCAGTTCTTGGACCGCACGAGCGAGTTCGGGTAGGCTCGTATAACTCACCCGGATCATCCCGGCGCCGGGAAGCGTCGCGGCGGATATTGCGGGACCGGATGGTGACCTAAATGTCGGCAACAAAGCCTTGGTGACTGTTACTGCGTCGGTTGATTTCGCCCCAACTTCCGTAACACTTCCAGCAATAGCAACCGTACCGGTGACGGCTTCGGTCGGTTTAGATCCAGTTTCGGCGACGATTGCGCCAGCTGGCACAACCGTTACCTCGATAGCCTCAGTCGGTTCACTGCCTGTTTCAGCAATCGTCGCGGCAATGGCAACCGTTCCAACGATCGACTCAGTGCCTTTTGAACCCGTTTCTGCGGCAATTACAGCCACGGATATTGCTGCGGTTGCCGCCTCGGTAGCCTTGAGCCCGCTCTCGGCCACGGTTCCGGCAACGGCAAGAGCGCCGACCGCAGCCTCCGTAGCCTTAGAACCGGTCTCGGTGACGGCGACTGCTATAGCGACCGTGCCTGCAATAGCTTCGGTGCCCTTGCTCCCAGCATCAGCGACCGTCGCCACAACGGCGCAGGTGCCGGTAAGGGCCTCGATAGGTTTGGAACTGGTCTCGGCAACCGCGCTGACAATCGCAACAGTTCCAATCGCGGCTTCGGTTGCCTTGGACCCGCTCTCGGCCACCGTGGCCGTAATCGGCGCCGGTCCGCCCGCCGGTACGGTTGTCAGGAACCAGAAGTAGCGGTGCAGGCCCATTTACCCGATCCGTCCGATCAGCATGATCTTGTCGGCGTTCGCAGGGGCAGCCGGCCAAGGCGCATCGACCTCGCCCGCCGCGCCGCTGAATACCGCATTCCGCCCAACGCTATAGTCGCTGATCTTGCGATTCTGCCCGACCAACGCACCCGAGATGAACACCATAACCATGCCGTTGTAGAGGTCGGCGGTCGCCGCGAACTCGGTACTCAGATCGAAATCACCGACGGCCGGCGCCACGTCGTTGACGCTGCCAAATAGAACCTCCGCCCCCTCGGTATAGATGAACACTGGGCGTAGTACAACGCCGGACGTGCTGCTCTTGGCGAACAGAATGATGAGGTCCGCGTTAGTCTCGGCGGTCAGCATGTTGAAGTAATACACGCCAGGGGCATCGGTCGCATCAAGTTCGCTTGGGGCCGCATCATCCGTTGCCGCCGTCGCCGCGCAATCCAGACTGATCTGCGCGCTGATATTTGCGGCGTCCCCCGTCTTGGGTGATCCGGTTGAATCGACAGCAAACACGGGTATCTTCTGGCCAGCCCGGTTCTTGAAAAACGCCATATCAGACTCCTACCATTTGCGCTTCCGGATAGTCAGGACTCACAGGAACATCATCAACCACCAGGACGCCCAGCATCAAAGATAACGGATCAAACGTGTATGATCCCGGCGTAGCACCATCCACATAACCTAGTGCGCCTTGTGGTCGGCAGGCTTGCACATCCGTGGGCGGCGCAGCCTCGCCCATATTGATAATACCTCCTGAGCTCGTGTTACCGCTAAACGTCATAACGGCATCATACGAGATTCCAGCAGTAAGAGTTGTCGGAGTCCAACGGCTGGCCATTGCAACCCCGTTGGCAGCACTCAGGTCAAGGGCCTGCGTTGCTACATTGGCACCACCAACCGTTGCGTTAAGTTCGGCTGTAGCGGCCGCCGCGCTGACCCCGTTCAACGCAAATCCACTGACAAGGACATCCTCAGCAAACCGATACCGTATGCCGCGGTCGTTTGCATTACTCGCGTGAGTCACATCACCGACATAGGGATTACCGAGTAGGGTGCCGTCGCCAAATGCGATGACGGCCGGGCCGGGATACACAAGCAGGGTGGGATCGGTAGTAATCCCGTTCGTCGAGGAGCCGACCATTTCAAAGCCGCAACCCTCGGCGCCGGAAGCCCCGTTCCATTTGCCACGCACCGCAATCGCTGGGAAATGACTGGCGGGCGTAGTTGTCCGATTATCCAGAATCAGGAAATACGTGAACCCGCGAGTCAGCGACACGCTGGCAATGGTAAAGGTGGCCCAATGTCCGGCCATCGCCGACAGGTCGGTAGCGGCGGATTCCGCAAGCGGCGAAGACCCGCCCGCCGTCTCGGGACGCTGCGGGTCTTGCCCGGCCTGAGCGCCCCGATAGACGCCCAAGCGAACGTCGGTCGGGCTGCCTGTCACCGCGTTCACCCAGACGTACAGGTTGAGGGCCGCGTCGGTCTGAGAAACGGGCGAAATGAAGCGGCATAGCCAGGCATCCCCACTTGTACCATGCACGAATGCACTGTCCAGGTCAAACGTGGTAAGGGTTCCTACGTTTGAGATGGCCACATTCCACACGCCCGGCACTCGCGACCAGTTGTACGCCATTTCACACCAGCCTTATCGGAGCGGCGTTTGCCAGATCGAACGTCAGCGTCTTGCCAACGATGATTGTGTACTGATCCCCGTCTGGTCGGCGAGCCAGCCAGTAGCCCAGAATGAGCCGGTGGACTATCTCAACCAAGCCGTCGATGCCTGCAACAAACGCCTTGAGTTGTTCCAACGTGCCATGTAACCCCATTCCGCCCACAAACGTGATATGGTAGACATCGGCGTCGTCTTTCGTGATACTGGATACACCGACCGAGAGGGCCATTGCTGCCTACTCCTTACGCCGGCTGGGTGTGGGTGAAGGAACTGATCGTGACTACCTGGCCGGTCGCGATATTCACGTTGTCCAAGATCATTTCCTTGCCGCTACCGGCAGCGCCTGCCTCGCCGGTCCACAAAAGCGTGGCAGCGTTGTTGTTTACGGTAAATTTTGTCGCCGCGGTGCCGGCGCCGCCACCCGAGGCAGCCGCCGGGGCAATAGCGGCCGCTGTCGCTATACTAGGGGCCGCAGCCGTGGCCCCCCCAAACGCAGTCGCCGCAAACGGCAGGGTGACCAGTACAGCACTAGCCGCACTTTGGATTTCAACATACCCGATGCCGCCGACATCGCACTGGTCTACCGCTGCATCGCATAGTACCTTACAAACTGTCGCTGAATAGGTAATCGCCATGAGAACTTCCTTTTACGCGAGTACGCGCAATATGCCGGCCGCATTCATCCGCAGCGCAGCCGACTCGAAGGCCCAGCGCCGTCCAACGGTGCCGGGCGAGAGCTTCAGATAGAAAGAACCAAAACGCATCTGGGGCCAGTCCGTGTACTGGAGACCCGAGCGCGACCAGGTGCCCGAGCCAATCGCGGTTGAGGCCAATGCCTCTTCCGCCGTATCGCCGGTATAGAGTTGCCACGCGACCGGACCCCCACTGGCGGATGTGACGGCAGTCATCTCGACCAGGATGCCGGCCAGATTGAACCCCGCCCGTAAAGGACCGATGACCACGTAATTCGTGATCGCAACACCCGCATCGTCTACTTCACTGCGCTGATCGAAGCGCCGCAACTTTCCGTCGCGGCACCCGATCAACAGGTTGCCGCGCTCGTCATTGCCGACGGCGGTCGGAATGTGGTCCGCCTGAAACTCGACCGGCCAGAAGCTCAGCGTGTCCAGATCGAACCACCAACTGTTGCGCCGTGTGGCCATAATAGGCGTCACCCCGATCAGGATGGCGCGGCGCGTGTACTCGTAAGCCAGTACCACGTCGTCGCCGAAGGCGGCACAATCCTGGAGTTCATCCGGCAGTTTGTTGGGCGACATCGGCTGCGGAATTCCAATGGCGCCGGGGTTAAGCGAGTAGAGACCGTCCCTGGCCAGGAAGACGAGTGTGCCGTCCGGCAAGTGACACCAAGCCGACATCCCGATGATGCCCGTCGTCCGTGACACGACATCGAACCGGCCGCCATAACCCGGATCGCCCGACAGGCGCAGGATGGCAGTTTGAGTGGCCATCAAGAGATAATCGTTGGTCCACGGCACTAGCGCCATCAGCGGTTGTGGCGGAATGCCTGCCTGGCCTGTCGTGCCGCCGCGAGGTTGGTCCTGGTCTTGAATGTCGATACTTGGGAGATGGTCCCACGGAGAGCCGACCCGCGACATCCACCAGCCGTGAGGTCGTTCCATACTGCGGCCGTGGACCAGACGACCGGCATAGTGGCAAATGAGACGGCAACCTGTTGGCAGGAGGCCGCGGTTGCCCACCGTCACTCCGCTGGCGTCGAACTCGGGCAAGGGGACGAATGGGCATAGGCGGGGAGTATCCCCGTCCGGAATGTACCTCATGTCGGCGCGCGTGATGTAGGCACAGATGCAGTCCGCGGTGTACTTATAACTGCACAGGACATAGACTTGATAGCGACCTTCCTCGAAAGTCACATGGTCGATGCCATAGGTGCCAGCCGGATTCTCTCCGGCGCTCGTGATGGAGATCACATGAATGTTCTTGTCGGCCTGCATTACCTCTGGGTTGTTCGTCGCGATTTTGTATCCGCACCCACCCACTGATGTGCCGTGCCCGTCCGCGAAGTTCGCGATCTGCAAACCGTCGCCGGCCGCCAAGATCGCGCAGTTGCCGATCGTCACACTGGCCAGACGCCGGTCGCTGAGGAACTGGATGGCCGTATCGACCGGGTAGGGACCGAGGCGCCCGTCAGGGTGTTCGGTATACAGGTATCCAAGCTGCACAAAGTAGACGTGGGTCGTGGCCAATGGGGTGATCGCGGGATTGGTCGGACATTTGCCCCGATGTCGGAAGCGTCGCACGCGCACACGGGCTGTCGTATCCGCGCTCGTGCCGTGGATTGAATAGCCGACCATACGATAGAGTGGATCACCGCCGATCGGCGTGACCTCCATTTCGTTATAGAGGGTGTTGCGACGCCAGAAACACTCGAACGTATCGCCTATTCCGCTAGAACGGCGGATTAGATCGACCCGGAATTCGCGCGGGCATGGGGCCGTATAGCCCGGATCAAGGCTGCTCAGGTTTTGTTGACCTGAATCATGGAACGAATCAACGGCACCGTTGACATATCTGCGAATCCAGAACCGGTACTTTGTCGGCACCGACAAGTCCAACTCGAACTCGACGCCGTTGTCACGGTAATTCTTGGTTGTACAGTTCACCGTGAGGTACAGGCACACCGACCCACCATAGGCCCCCTTGTACGGATAAACCCAGATGGATACAGAATGCGACTCGTCTTCGTCATAATCGGCCAGGGCCAGCGTAACCGACCCGTAGTGTTCTCCATTGCGCGCCTCCACGAATCCTTCCACAAAGCGCGTCGCCGGTGGTTCCGTGTAATAGCCGCCAACCCAGCCGCGGCCAATGGCCTTGCCGGTGAAAGGGTCCTCGAATTCATCCCACAGCGATTGCCAAAGGCCGTAGCGCGGCAAGAGCCCGATGCACTGGACAGGGTACAAGGCACCGTAACTGTTGGGTTGGTGCAGCAGGTTGTGTTCGTCGAGGATGAATCCCGGTCGTGGGCCGCCGCGGCGGCGCATCTCGGGCGCCCCGGCCGGTACGACGTTGAGTGCATCAGGCGTCGTGTAGGGCGGTTGGGACTGGAAGGAGGCGCCGCGGTCCAGTCCCGCGAGCGGGAACTGGACCTCGACCGTCCTAGTCGCCGGACTTTGCAAGGTGCGGGCCATCTTCCTCCGGGTTCGGTTCGGCTATCCGGGCAATCACGTCGCGCAGCGCCTGTATGGCGCCGTGCGCCTGATTCGCCAGCGCCAAAAACTCGGCTTCCTTCTGTTCCAATAGTGCGATTTGTTCCTGTAAGATTTGCGGCGTTACCATCATCGCGTGGACTCCTTAACCCGGAGCCGCATAGTAGGGGAGGTATTTGAGTTCACCGTTGACTCTGATCTTCAACGTACCCTCGACCGTGCCCATCCCGGTGCCAACTTCCACCAGTTTACCGGTGTCGGCGGTACAGACGACTGAGAGTAATGTCGCGTTGGTCTCCAGGTTCGCCTTCGCAGTGCCGTCGCTGCCGTCGATGACCGCACGAATCAACGTCATATTCCCGCCGACCGATCCGGATGCTTCGCCGTACAGTTCGGCCTGGATGGCAGCCGTCGTGCCCCCGATGGCGCGTGCCGCGCAGTGAAGGGTTGCGCGCAGGGCCGTGCCCAATCCGGTGATATTGCCGGCGCTCGCGCCGAAATTCAGGCTGATGTGGGCACCGTTGCAGGTATCGACCGGCGCGGCGTGCTCGACGATCGTGTAGCACCGTAGGGCTTCACCGCCGGCCCCGCCACTGAGATACAGACGATTATAGAAACTGCGGATCGTGCCAGTAGCGGCCGCGTTGCGGATGTACCATTGCTGGCGATTTGTTGCGAAGACCGAGGTCTGGGGTTCGGCCTCAGTGCCGATCCAGGATGGGAGAATGGGCTTGAAGAGGGAAGCGGTCTTGCTGCCGACATTGATTGATGTGGTCAATGACGCATCGGTGGCGTCAATTCCGATTGCCAGGTGCCCGGGCGCGTAGCCCGCGATCGAATCGGCCGGCGTCTCGCCCCAACTTAGCAGGTATGCCGCCATTCTGGGAACCCACAGAATTTGCCCGGTACCTGGCATCTGGGCATCGTGTAGTTTTGCATACAGGTTGTGCATCGACATCGCAAACTCCTTTTCTTAGTTGCGGCAGGAGACCCGCCGCGCCGTTTCTTGGTTCTATATCACGATTCCGACATTCGCAAAAACGCTGGAGTCGAAGTTCGCAGAGGTAAATACGCCGTTCGTAATTAGGGCGTCGAACAGATCGGCCTTGAGGACCACGTAGTTTTCCAGAAACGGGCGCGCGCCCGTGACGTGGATGACCATGTCCAGGCGACCGAGCGTGTTCGTGTCCGTAGCATCGAAACTGATGTCATAGCAACCCGTCTCGTCGTACGGTGCGCCGACATTACTTGCGCCCTGATTCGCATGAGCTGCCGCGATGTCACCGCCGTTTTTGCTCAGCCGGACGTGGGCCTTCTGGATCGTCAGTTCGGCCTCTTCGGTGTCCCCATTGGTGGCGTCCACCATCGGACCGGCCTTCACCGTCACGGTCGTGCTTTGCTTGAGTGGTATCATCTATCGTCTCCAGTCTCGTTTGTCACCAGGCCAGGATGCACCCATTTTGCCCCGTTCCGTTCCAGATGAAGTCTCCGCTGCCAGCGTTCCATATCGACAGGGCTACAGCGCTGGTCAGTGCAACATTCTCCACCACCAACGGCATGTCCACTGTCACCTTGATTATATCGCCCGCCGTCGGACTCGCTCCCGTTGCGTTGAGGCGCACATAGAGGGTCGGACTGGCAAGCCAGAGTTCCACAAGCAGTTTGAGAGGGCGCGAGTAGAACGCGATGTCCACGGCGCCGCCGGGCGCTAGGACGGCAATCAAATTGGCGGGGATCATCGGCTCACGGGAGAAGAACTGGTAATGACCCCCTGCACCCGACTTTCCACCTTTACGTCCTAATTTGTTGGGTGGTATCATCTGTGCCCTCTAATCTTGTTCGTCACCAGGCCAGGATGCACCCACTTTGGTTTGCTCCGTTCCAGATAAAGGCTACACCACTGCCATTATAGATCGACAGGGGCACAGCGCTGGTCAGTGCAACATCCTCCACCATCAACGGTGTAGTCGTCGTCACCTTGATTACGTTGCCGACTATCGGACTTGCTCCCGTTGCGTTGAGGCGCACGTAGATCGGACCGCCAACCCAGACCTGCACAATCAACTTGAGCGGGCGCTTGGCGAACGTGATGTCCACGGCGGTGGCACCTAACAGGATAGCACTCTCATTGCTAGGGATCATCGCCGGACCGGAGAAGAGTGGCATCGTTCTGATCCTTGTTTCCTGGGTTCTAATCCCAACCTTCCGTATTGTAATCCGTGCCGTAGACTACGATCCACGGCGAGACCAGCGCGACCGACGAGACGATGATGCCCGGTGGTGATTCGATTTGCTCGCCGGGTCCGATCACGAAGTTCGGATCGGGATAAGAGGAATTCGGGACCGTAGCGTTATACCGCACTGTAAGTGCGTTCCATCGACCATACAGATATTTTCCACTGGTCGGGAGATTCGCCACTTCACAATGGGCCACCGCCGGACTGAATGTTGCGACATTCACGACGTCGGCCTCAAGGTCACCCGATACCGCGAACGTAGGCGGACTTGATTCGCGGGCCGTTTCGTTTCCGTAATGGCGCATGGTCTGTTCCTTAGTAGGCGACGCCGTTGTAGGTCGTCACACCGGTGCGGCGCCGCGGCGCCGCCCGATCCGTGGGATCGTCCAGATTGCCGAGCGTGCCCGGCATCGCCAAGTTGCGGTCGTGGGCGATGCTGCGGGCCAGGAGTTCCTGGAACCGCGCCGCGTGGATGCCCGGCAGACGGTGAATGTGCAATTCGACGGCGGCCAGGCACCCTTCCAGAATCGTCTGTGTATGGAACATGCCGCCGAGGGCATACAGGGCCGTGTGGGTCAACTTCTCGGCCAGCACGTTGTACCGGTAGCCGAGTGGATACATGGCATCCGGAATCGGGTGCAGCATCAACTGCCAGCGTTGCCCGCCGGTGCCGTCCGACCTGAGCGCACGTACTGCCGCCTGTCGCGGACGTCCCGGTGTCAGCGCGGTATTCTGTTGGCGCAACATCCTTATCTGTGACTCGCCCGTGTCGTCGATGTGTGCATGCCCGGTCCCCAATGCGAACGTGATCGGCCATTCCAGTGATCCGAAATCGTCGGGCAGGCCGACGTTTGGAACCGTGAATGCGCCAGCCTCTCCCAGAGCAACGAGGTTGCCACTGAATCCGACGGTCGTGTCACTGGTATAGACGACAACCGGATACTCATTGGTCGTCGTAGAGAAACGGACGGTGCCGTTAAGCACGGACGGTCCAAAACAACTCGCATTGGCCACAAGGGTAGTAATCTTGGTTGTGGGGCTCCACGTTAGAGTCTTCACCGTATTCGGTTTGGATGTAGTGAACGTCGCCGCCGGGCGCAGGAAACTCCATATGTGGAGCCCCGCGCCCGGCGCGTCGCTATCGCACATCAGGAAACGCCGGTATCCGTCCCGGACGCAGAAGTCGACCCGTTCCAATTGTGCGGCGGTCAGGAGGCCGCCGGCATTCTGGCTATCCACCCGAGGCCAACCACAGGTGAAGGCACACTCTTTGTGGAAGTCCTCATAGGTGAGTGTCAGGGTCGATTCAGACATCGTTCGTTCCGCCTAGCCGAGTTGCGCGCATCGCCACCAGTCCAGATAACCGTAACTGGCCGTCCCAGCGGTATCGACGAAGAACGCAAAGCAGGGACCGAATCCCACGTTATCCAGATAGGTCGTGGCGGTGAGAATCGCCTGGGTCACGGCATTGTCCAATTCCACGCCGTTGACGAAGAATGTGATCGCCCGGGCAGCGTTGTTGGGATCGTAGCGGATACCCAGCTTGAGCCAGGTGTTGGCCGCCAAGGCCGCATACGCCGACGCCTTCACGTTGGTCCACGATGTGGCATGATCCGCGTAGGACGTGTTGACGACCGCGAGGCCGTCCTCCAGCCGGTTGAAGCCAATGAGGGCTCCGGTGTTCGCGGTAGCGTTGGCATCGGCGAGGGGTGTGGCGGCGCCGAACGTCATGCTGTAGTTCTCGGCCAGCCCGAGGAACAACTGGCCGTCATTGGTGGCGATCGAGGTTGTGGCAATGCGCGCCTCGAACCACAACTTCTTGCTCTTGAGGACAAACGGGCAGGAGGCCGTGCCAATCACCATCGCGTCGCCGGCCGTGTTGGCCGTGTGCCTGAAAATGCCGCCGCCATAGACCGTTCCGGCCGGGAAGGCCGGGGTCTGAACGCTGGTACCGTCGGTGTTGTACACGTTGTACGGCCCCCAGGCCGCCACCGTGGTAACGGTCGGCATTACCGGCAAACTGATAAAGTCATCCCAGAAGTGATAACCGAGATTCGTATCCTCGGTCGGGTCGCCAGTGAAGGGGCAATCGGCCCACAGACCAGGACTCGGACCACGACCCGAATTGTCGCCTTTGTAGAAGGTAGGCATTGATCTTACTCCTTATGACCGCGGCGCCGCTACACGCTGTACGTGATGCTGGCCACGTCGGTCGTGGTGAGAATCCAGTTGCGCCGCCGGTTGCAGCACAACGTGTCCATCGACATATCCACAAAACAGTTCCACACGTTGTGCGATTCCTTGTTGCGCAGCGGCGGCGTCTTTTTGACGAACGGATCGCTCAGGTGATGGACCTCGAACGTGGACCAGTTCAGTCCGATGATCGGGGCACCACTGACGGCTTCCAAGGCCCGGACCCATTCGATGGGCCGGTTGTTGAATGTCACTGCCTTGCTGCCGATGTCGAACCCGATGCTTTCATTCTGTTGTCGGGCCAGGGTTTGCATGCTTGCGAGGGCTGAATGTACCGTGTAGAGGCCCCAGTCGTCCTCGATACGATCGTACTGCGGCACCGGCACCGGAGCCTCGAAGTCGGTGTAGTCGGCCGCATTACGCATCAGCCTGATAGCGTCATCGGCCGTCACGTCCGTGTATTTGCCGGCCCAGTTGGCCCAGTAGGGATACGTGTCGCTGCTGAGTCCGCCGGCACCGCCGGTAATTTCGGCGGCATTCTTGGCATAGGGGTCCAGGCCGTAGAAATCGTCGGCGCCGGGGTTCGTCGGAGTAGCGGCGGCGCTGCTGTACGGCACAAGCCAATAGAAGATGCCGTGCAGTTGGTCCGTGTCGGTCGCGGTCGGGATGGTGGTGAAAAACGCATTCTCGATCAGGTCCGTCAGATCGAGCATCGCGGTCGCTTCGCGGGCCTGGACGAGATTGAAGATTGCGTCCGGGCCGCTGTTGATCTCGGGCTCGCGCTCCTCGTAGGACCAGTTGTTAGTCGCGTGTCGCCAACCCATCTGGATGTACTGGAACACGTCGGTGACGTTGGTCGTGTCGGAGGCGTAGAGGCCGGTGAACTTCGCGGTCGCGGTCGATTTGACGCGCACCCGCAATCGGGGGCCTAACCCGCCACTCAATTTCGTGCGGTTCTGTACCAGCAGACGCGGCAGAGCGTGATACTTCTGCTTCTTCTGGCTGGCATCAACCCACTTGTCGCGAATCTCGGTCGGCCGTGCGGCCTGTACGAGATCGGCGATTTGGTCAGCTTGTAGTGCCATATCGGCTTACTCCTACGGCGCCGGGGCTCCGGCCATGCGGCGATGCTGCTCACGCACCGTCTCGAGGCGCCGTTGCTCTTCGTTTCGGTCGTCAATGGCCGCGCGGCCGGACCCGCCGGACTGGAAACGTCCCAGCCCGTCGCGTTCCTGCTGTGCGACCTGGTCTTGCACTTTGGCGTGCAACGTCTCGCCGGCCAACATGCACGCCACGCGACGGATGGCGGCCGGCTCGGGGGGCAACGGAGGCAGACCTTGGGCCTGCCGCCCATAGTTCATCGCCGCGAAGGTCTCCTTCACGGCCTGCGGGGTTACATTGGCAAAGTCAGGCCCCATCGTGGCCAACGCGGCGCTGGCCCGTTCGGTCAGCAGCATGTCGCCAAGCTGGACGAGTGACTGACCCATCGCCATGATCGCGTATCGCAGGTGGGTGTCGTCGTAACGCTGGGGGTCGGCACCCTTGCGCATCTCCCGCAAGGTCTCGACGAGCTCGGTCTCGTGGCCCGTTTCCCGCAGGCGACTCAGGCGTTGCTCGAAAGCATCAGGCGCCGGAACCGTGGCGGGGGTCGGGACTCGTCCCGGCGCGCCGGGATCGGGTCTCGGGATTCCAGGCATCGGGGAACGTGGGGCCGGTGCAGACAACAGACTCTTGCCGATCTGCGAGGCCCGGCGGTCAAACGCGACCAGGGCGCGCTCGACGGCTTCCGGGGGCATTTGGGTGAGCTCCGCTTCGCTGAACCCGGCCTCTAGGGCGCGCTGCTTCACGTCCGGCGCAATGACCGGGGATGGCGGCATGGCCGAGGAGGCGGGCGGCGCGACTGTCACGACGGGCACGGTGGCCGGGGATTTGACATCCGGCGGCGGCATAGAAACCGCAGGTACGGGAGACGTTGCACTAGACATCGGTTCGCTACTCCTGTCTCAACTCTTCTTCCGGGACCCGACTTTCCGCAGCGTCGGGGCAAAGCGCGCCCGCGCTCCGGTCAGGCCCGACTTCTTCGCGGCGGACTCCAACGTCAGTCGCGGGATATTGGTTCCGGTCTTTGTCCCCGGCGTCCGGCGCAGGGCACCGGGATGTTTAATCGCTTTCTGTATCCATTTCCTGGCCATATCACTCGTCTCCGTAACCGCCATCCAGATCGTGCTTGCCCCACAGGGTCAGGATCGCGTTGCGGTGTTGGCGGCCGGTCAGCTTCATGTCCCCCGTTGCCGGGTCGAAGTCTGTTGGTATGCCCGCCCGCGCATAGGCCGCCCGCATCTCCGGTATCTGGTGTCGCGGGCAACCCAGCGCCCACGACTTCTTGGGCCAGTTGCCGGCCGGTGCCACCCGACCCATGCCCGGTTCCCCCTGGCACCGGAAGCGCCGGAACTCCTCCTCAGTCACGGTGCGGTGGTTGATCTTGTAGATGATCGCCATTGCCCTATCCAACTCCGCTCGGGATCAATCGCCGCCGCTCGCCGTCCTGGACGTTGCCGCCTGCCAGCAACCGCGACATCACATCGTTCATGCCGGCCGTGCCGCCACCACTCGCTGGCGCCTGTGGGGCATTGCCGTTGTTGCCGGCTGGCGAAATACCTGGCCGCGGCGCTGGTCCGGCGTTTTGCTGCATCGTGTCCGTCGGCAACTCGGCGAACCGCACGATCTCGTCCAGATCGCGCAACCCCGTCAGGTCGGCGAGGCGCTTCAACAGTGCCCGGAAGTCGATCGCGCCGCCCTGCGCTTGCAGCACCTGGGCATAGGGGGCGACGAAGTTGTTGAAGACCGTCATCAGGGCGGCGAATTGCTGGGCCGGCGTCTGATGCTGCATCGAGTACGGCTCGACGTCGAACGCGTACTGAAAGAACTCACCCCGGAAACTTTCATTGGTGATGCGCAAATCGTCGATCTTCAAGGGTCCGAAGGTCTGACTCGCCATTTCCTTCAACGTGCGGTCGGTGAAGATGTCGTATGCAATGTCCTCGACTACGTGGCGGGCCAGCCGACTGACCGATTCAGCCATGTCGGCGACCATCTGGCTGGCACTGGTCGCCATCAACTGGTCCTGCCCCAGCGTCGGCGCTCCGCTGCCCAGGCCCGCCAGCACATCAATGTTGCCGCCCAGCTTGTTGAACAACTGCATGCACTGGAGCAAGGTGAAGAGGGTCGCCTGGTCCGGTCCGCCGATCCGCTTCTCACCCACTCCGCCGGGGTTCTGGAGTGGCAACACGTCGGCATCCACCGAGTTGACGATGCGTTCCGCGTCCGTGGCGCTGCCCTGCTCACAGACCAGCAGGTCGCGCTGTCGGCGGGATTGCCGGATCGTCTTTTGCAGCAGCTCGTTGACTGCCGTGTGCAACTCCAGCAATGGCGACAATGGGCAGACCGGCATAATGTTGTCGGACAGGGGGAAGAAGCGTAGTAGATGGTACGGTCCCTGTTCCGGGTGGCCATCATAGGGCAGCACCATGAGCGGCGCTTCCAAATCCTGGTCCGGCAGGCACAGAATCAAACGCAACCGGGGCAGAAAGATGTCCCAGACCTCCACGTCGTCGTTGATTCCCTCTTCGTCCGTCCTGACCGTGAGCTCCTGGGGTCGCGGGCTCGTGTTGTCCATTACCTGGCCGCGACTTGGCCGCAGCCGTTTCACGACGTCCTGCTTGGCGCGCGGGTTCGAGCGCAACTCTTCCAGGCTGACGCGGTATCGGTCGCCGCAGAACCCGACGGAATCCATTCCCCAGCGGGTCGCGGCCGGGTCGTGTACCCAATCGGCCAGACTGATGGAATCGACGGCCAGCACGGACCGGCCGCGCCGCTTGCGCATGTACGTCTTGGTGATCCCCACGCCGATCAGGGCGTCGAACGCGCAGGCCCGTACCGATTCGGCCAGCTCCAGGATGCGCAGTCGCTGATTGACGGCCAATTCGAGGCTGTTCGCGACCGGCCGGTACTGCTTGTCCGTGGCGTAGACCTTGACTCGCGGGTTGCGAGCCGCGATCTGGCGGGCGTAGGTCCGAGCGGCGAACGCCAGGATGTTGAACGGTTGAGACGAGCAAGCTTGCTTGCCGGCGCAGTTAGCACCGTAGCGTGGTCCGGCGATCTCTTCCAACAGCCGGTTGGCCTCCTGGCGAAACGGCGCCAGTTGCTCCTGACTGGCGCGAATCGCCCGGCGCAACCGTGCGAGGCTCAGACCCTTCTTCGGGTTGACTTCCTGGACCGCCAATTCAACATTCCTTGTTGTGCAGCTTCAAAATGCGACCCACCGCCGCCGCATCGGTCGGTATGGCGATGCCTTCCCGCTGTTGCCGACGGGCCGCGTCTTCCAGCTGCGCGCTGCGAATCCCGTGCAGCGTCTCATGGGCCGCAATGTGCAGTCCGGCGTAGATCTCGGTGAGCGCCACGCCGTCGCGCAGCACCGCTTGCTGGCACAACGCCTGGAGTTGACCCTGGAAGGCGGCCCCGGCGGCCGTCGTCAAGTGTACGGTCCTCGTTGGCGGGTTCCCGTTGCCTTTCTGCGGCGGCATCTCGTTGTCCGGCACGATTGCTCCTCTATATCCACCGTCGTCCGATAGTTGGCTTGTGGGCGTCCTCATACATCCGCATGCGCCGTGCGATGCACATGTCCGGCTCCTCAGGCTTCGCAGCGCCGGGATCGTCCCGAAACTGCCGCACGATGGACCACGCCAGAGCATGGCCGCGGGCATAGTCGGCATGGTTCTCCCGTGCCCCGCTGGGATCGCGGGTCGCCAGGGCGTGCAAGTGCGCAATGCCGCCCGGTGCGTACACGATCAACCGGCAATCGTCTAAGGCATATTGCGATCGCAAGGTGTAGTCCCCCGACTCCAAGGCCCGGCGCAGTTCCGTCAGGATGTCGCGTACGCCGGCCTGCGTCGCGGCCCAGCCGGCGATCTCGTTGCCCTGGTAGCGCGAGCCCCGAGCGCCCATGCGCATAAAGCAATTCCCGTAACCCAAGTCCCGTAAACGTATTCCAAACGGCCGACCGGGTCCGTTCGATTCCCATTTGGCATAGGCCGGACCGCTGGGGCCGCAGAACCACTCGCCAAGTTGCTTCACCTTCTCGCTGAAGCGCTCCGGCGTGACGTGTGCATCGGCATACTCCCCGACCTGCGCTGCCGTCCGACGGTCCACAATTGCCACGACGGACGGTGTGGCGCCGGTCCCTTCCGACACGTCGATTCCCATGCCGTAATCCCGGTCGTGCGGCGGATTTCCGCTCGGGTCCGGGTAGAGCCAGAGTCGCAGAGACCCGCGCGAATCCTCGACGAACCGCACCCCGCTTCCCACGGTCTCGATATTGCCGATTTTTAACGGAGCGCGCACGTCCCGATGGAATACCCGCTCCAGAAGGGCGGTGCCGAAGAAGGGGGAGCCTGAACCCAGGTAACAGATGTCCAGTTCCTGGGAGATCAGGGTGTCATTGGCGCCCAGCCGCTTGCACTCGCGGTCATACCAGGGACTGCGGACCTTCCCGTCAGTGACGAAGGGATAACTGGCCTGATACTGACAGGCCGAGTCCAGGTAGACAAGCCGCCCGTTCTCGAAGGTATACAGGCCCCGATTGTATAACGGGTGGTCGCGCCAGTGGAGACGCATCGCCAGAGCGGTGCTATCCGCACTGTGCATGGCATCGTAGAACGCACCCACGGCGCCCTTCGGCGTCGAGGCCGCGATGCGCACATTCGTGGCGGCCTGCGTCGCGTTCATCGCCGCATAGCCGTCTCGCAGCTGAAATGCCCCTATCTCGTCCATGAAGATCGACCGTCTGCGACCCGACCGGAACATGTCCGGGGTCGCCTCTTCGCCCGAGATGGCCCCGTGCGTCCGGCGGTTTTCGCGGTTCATCCCAATGGATCGCACGTCCGACTGGAGCCATTCCGGTTGTTGGTCGATCAGGAAGTCGATCTTCCAGAACAAACTGTCCGGGTCGCCCCGCCGATCAACGCAGTTCTTGTCCCGCGACGTAATGCCGAGTGCCATATAGGGTCGGAATTGGAAGAGCCACACGTAGAACGCCAGCACCATCCAGGTCGCCGACATCGTGCGCGACTTCTCGATCCCCACGTCGCTCTCGGCCGTCAGTTCCGCATCCAGTGCGGTGAAACATTCGTCCTGGAACCCCCAGGTGACGAACGGCAACACGGTCTCGGACACCGCACGCGGCTCGTAGACGTTGCAAAACGTGTTGAGCCAGAACAGCAGGTCGTCCGCGCACATCCGTTCCAGCCGCGCGCGCGCTGATCGACTGTTGGCTGTTGCTTTCGCGATCTCGCGGCGCCAAGTCGCGTTGGCCGTAGCATCTTTCGGCACTACGCCGTAGTGCGGCCAGCGCGCTAGTACGGCCGCGACCGCCCCCGGACTGCCACTTGGTTGCCACCTACGCATTGGTTGACCCCCGGTTGCCCAACAGGTCGTTCAGTCGCGCCACCCCGTCGTCGGTTGTGGCAGCTTCACCATTGCCGCCGGCTTCCGATGAGGTCGGGTCCCTCTCCAACGGCACCCCCGCCTGCGTCTGCAACGTCTGGAGCACGATCTTGCCGGCTATCCGCCAGAAATCCGACCGCGCCTTCTCGTCATCCTGCAAATTCTTGAGCCAGCCCAGCGCCGCAGCACTCGGAATCGTCTCCGGATCAAGATAATCAACCGGTAACAACAGGCTCCGTCGCACCCACTCGAACTCGTCCATCATCGTGCAGGCAGGCTTCTCCGCCGCGAGTGTCGCCAGAAGAGCAAAAACCTGCATCCGATCCAACGAACCCGTCGGCAGTTCCGCCTCTCCCGCCTCCAGACGGTCCCGAGCCATCTGAACCCGAAGCATCTTCGCTTCGTTGTCCGTCCGGGCAATCCGCGCCGCCGATCCGTCCGGATCAGCCGTTGGCGGCGGGAACTCCCGCATCGCCATGATCCACGCTTGAACCGGCGTGTAACTCCGCGCATACATCACTCGCCGTTCAACAAATGCCTCCCATTCACCCGAAAGCGTCAACCGAGCCTTGAAGTGCTTCTTGGGTTCGGACCTGCTCGGTAGACGGGTCTGACTCTGAGGAAGACCTGCCATCACCAACCCCGCGCTATGTCCTGCACTTCCACGATAAAAACCGCAGGGAACCCGCCACCAGCCCGAAGCGGCCGTACCTGGATCGTCCCATTACCCATCGGAAACGGCTTCATGGCGAGAAAGATACAGAACCCCTACTGAGATTGCAAGTGCATTATCAGTTTCACATGGAACGAACCCCCGCCCACCTAGTCCTAAGCACTGGATGGCGTTTACCCCCGACTGGCGCTCCACTTTGGCACCTACAGGCCACGCAGAATACCAGGATGACCCGACGGAGGCTAATTTGCTCGAGAGAGGGTTAAGCGCTGGGGCGGCGGGGTCCCGACCGGTGGGGGCCGATTCGCGCGTGCGCGTGTGTTGGGGCCCCCTTTTGAGATCCCGTTCTCATTTACTCCTCGCCCCGAGCGTGCTGAGCGCTGCCCTATGCTACAGTCTATACAGTCTGTTGCATGTGAGCGCGTGCGCTGCTCTGGGAGCAGGTGAAAGCACTCGTAAAGCGCTTGCAAGCTCGCCGCTGCCTGACCTGGCTATAGAGCGTTCGCTCTAGTCCATTTGGGTTAGAGCGTTCGCTCTACTCGCTTTACAGTAGTATCGCATGCCTCAACCGCTTGTAACGCTGTAACACTGAGTACGATCTGTCTGGTTGCTCGTCGTGGCCGAGGTCGTGACTTGGTTTTCTCTGGGTTTCCGCCCGCTTTTCAGGTGCATTCCTTGCGAAGCATGGCCGGGTTGCGCGCACCATACAAAGTCGGGAGCGGTTGTGTCAATGATAATGGCATTTTGTTATCACTTTCTTTCGTCGATTCAACTGACAGTTGACAAATTCAATTGTGGCTTTACACGAATCTGCTGAAAATGTCGCATAATTCCGAGATTATACTTGACCGATGTAGCGTTTGGGTCTATCTTAGATGGGACATGCGGCTCGTATTACCGCGCCTTGTGGCGCGGACCTACAGGCCGGCGTGAGCCGGAGAAAGTGAGGCGGAGCATGACGGCGCTGCGACGGGTGCGATGCGGACAATGTGACCGCCTAGTGCCCCGCGACCATCTAGCCGTTGACGAACCGGGCGCCGCTCGGTCGTGCGAGCAGTGCGACGATGAAGCGCTGGCCGCAACTTCCAGTCGAGCGCAACTGGCCGCAGACCTGCGAGATATGCGGCGCGATCAAAACGACGATCCGATTCTGCCGGGCTTTCGTGATTCGAGCGATGCTGCGCATCAGTGGCGCCGCCTCGTTACAACGGGCTGGGCGAGATTCCCTGAGCTTTATGAAGGCCGCAAGGAGTAACCCATCGTGATCCACGAACGCTACAGACCTCAGACCTGGGCCGAAGTGGTGGGCAACGAGCGGGCCGTGCTGGCGGTCAAGCGACTCTGCGATAAGGGGTTGGGCGGGCAGGCACTTT